CCACCAGTACCAATATTAATAGTTTTTTGTGTTGTACCAGTAATATTGGTTGATGCAACAGTTTGTGATTGGCTAATATTGTATGTACCAGCACCGCCTGTACCTGTTCCTAAGGTAGTAATATAAGTATTAGGTAGTACATTAGTACCAGTTAGTTGCATACCAACTACAAATGTACCAGTTACTGTACCGCCAACAGTTAATACTGTGGTTGTAATACTAGATGCTGTTCCTGAAGCAGTTGTTGAAGATGCTGTTGCTCCATTGGCAATATCAATATATTGTGAACCAGTAGAACGACCTAAAACAATTGCGCCAGTTTGAGTAGTGCCACCAATCGTTAAAGCACCTGTTGTACAATTTGTACTAATACTTCCATTACTGGTTGTGCTACCTGTAATAGCAAATGCCCCAACTATGGTTGGTGCGCTATTTAAAACTACCGAACCAGTACCAGTAATTGCGCCAAAGTTACTAAAACCAAATTCCCAATCAGCAGCAGTTGTAAGTGCTGTACCAATACAGGTTAATATTGCTGAAGTATTAGCTTGAACAGTACAAACAGTATTTAAACCTGAAGATTGAACTGTCAAAATTCCAGTACTATTATTTACTATTTCATATCGCCAACCTGTTGCTAAAGTACTTGTAACAGGTAAAACAATAGTCTGCGTCAATGTTCCTGTAAATACTTGATAATTTGTACTTGCATTTGTTAAAGTGGTTGTACCAGCCGCAGTTGCAGTAGTGGTATATCCATTAATAACAGAGTTAATTGCAGGTGCAGTAGTTACCCCAGTTCCACCATTAGCTACTGAAACAGGCAAAGCTATAGCTGAACCGCTATAACCAGAAATACCCGAATAACCGCTATAACCAGAAATACCAGATTGTCCAGCAATATCAAAAGTCCATGAAGCAAAAGTTCCAGAACCACTTATTAAATCCACATTAACTGTTAATGTAGTTGTTGTATAGGCAGTAATTTGCCCTTCCATAAAGTTAGGAGAGTTATTGATGCGAACTCTCATTCCAACTACATAAGCATTAGTGCCTTGTGACTGATTGACTGTAAATGCTTTTGAACCTGTACCTATGGTAAATGAAGTGGTAGATGTTAAGTTTGCATATCCTAAACCACTATATCCGCTAATTCCAGAATATCCTGAAATGCCACTATATCCGCTAATTCCAGAATATCCTGAAATTCCGCTATAGCCAGAAATTCCTGAATATCCACTATAACCTGAGATTCCTGAATACCCAGATATTCCAGAATATCCGCTAAACCCAGATATACCACTATAGCCAGAGATTCCACTAAATCCACTATAGCCTGAAACACCACTTCCTGAATAACCCGAAATACCGCTATATCCTGAAACTCCTGAACCTGAATAACCTGATCTTCCTGAATAACCCGAAAGTCCAGAATATCCAGATAATCCTGAATAACCAGATTGTGTATAAAAAACTTGGTTAGCAGATACAATAACACTAGGAGTAACTGGCACTGTTGGATTACTTTGTGTTCCAACAGTAAAAATAGAAATTCCAGTTGTACTTACTGCCCAAAATAACTGTACATAATCACCAGCATTAAGTTTTAAAGTATATGGAGTAACAGCAATTAAATAACCATTAGTGCCACCTTGTGATCTAGGTATATTAAAAATACTGTTTGAATTTGCTACATCAACACCATTTACTCTGATCCAAATATCGACATTATCATTACCTGATCCAGTTGCAGTATTTTGGAATTGAACCGAATACTGAATATTGTAGACACCAGCATTTGCAAAAGTAATTTGATTGCCAGAATTTATACTTACACCAGTACTATTAGGATCAGTATTGCCAATATTAATGACATACGAAGAAGTAGTGCTTGATGCAGTTTGATTGGTAAGGTCGTAAAAAGAACCCCAATTACCAATAATTCCACCAGCACCTACAGCACCAGAGTATCCTGAAAATCCACTAATACCAGAATAACCGCTTATGCCTGAATAACCTGAATAACCTGAAATTCCGCTACCAGAATATCCAGAGATACCTGAATAGCCAGAAATACCGCTACCAGAGTAACCGCTTAATCCTGAATATCCTGATAAACCTGAATATCCGCTTATTCCGCTATATCCTGATAAACCACTATAACCAGATATGCCTGATCCTGAGTAGCCAGAAAAACCGCTTAAACCTGAACCTGAATATCCGCTTTTTCCAGAATAGCCTGAAATACCTGAATAACCAGAAATTCCTGAATAGCCACTTATGCCAGAAAAGCCACTATAACCAGACAACCCAGAATAGCCACTAAATCCACTGTAGCCTGATATTCCTGAGTACCCTGAAATTCCGCTATAGCCAGAAATTCCTGAACCTGAATAACCTGATATACCAGAACCAGAGTAGCCTGATATTCCTGAATAACCAGATAAACCATTTATTCCACTATAGCCCGATATTCCTGAATAACCAGATATACCTGAATATCCTGAATATCCGCTAATACCGCTAAATCCTGAATATCCTGAGTAACCAGACAACCCAAAACCACTATAGCCTGAAAAACCAGAATAACCTGAAAAACCGCTACCACTATAGCCAGATATACCGCTATATCCCGAAATACCACTCCAACCAGAATATCCTGAAATTCCGCTATATCCTGAATAACCAGATATACCTGAATATCCTGAAACTCCTGATCCAGAGTAACCCGAAAAACCACTATAGCCTGAAAAACCAGAATAACCTGAAATTCCTTGACCAGTTAAAATTGTAAAATTAATTGGTGTGTGATCTATATATCCAACTTCAGGAACGATTGCTACCCATCCAGTATTGATATTTACATTGCCATTTAAAATAAATGTAAATGCACCCGGAACTTCTGACCATACATTCATGTCAGCAGACCTAGACCAAGTACCAATACTAGCTACATAAATACCATTAAAATTAGCATTATCTTGATTTTTAACTAAAACACGATCTAAATTTACAGTTTGGTATCCATCAATTATTGGAAAACCTGAAAGAGTGATATTTCCATCATCAGGAGTTGTTGCACATTGACATTCTGGTTTAGGAGTAAATCCAATAATTAAATTATCAACATAATTTTTATTAACTAAATCAGTAGGATTTACAGGAGCAGTATCAACTTGTCCTGTAGTGCTACGCATATTATTAAAATATGCAGAAAGTTGTCCTGTTAATAATTGTGGAAACTGAACAAAAGAATTAGCAGATCCAGCAGTATCTAAATTAACTACAAAATCCCCAATTTTCCAAGCTTGAGGAATGGTATCCTCTTGACCACGAACAACAGTTAAAACATCACCAACACGAATTGTTACCAAAACAATTTCATTTATTAATGAATTTGTTGCATTAACTAAAGTTATTTTAAATCCTTCTCCAGCTTGAGGATTAGGAAAGTATTGTCCTGTACCACTAGCTACATAGATAGTGGTATCAGTAGGCGATACTGGTAATGCAAGCGTTGTTTGTGCTTGGTTAGCAAACAATAATATTGTCATGTTAAACCTTTATACAATACTATTAAAGAATACTGTAAGTATCGGATGCTGCACCAGTAAATTTAACAGTTGTTACAGGAAAATTTAATACATAATAAATTTGACCTGTAGCAGTACCAGTAGGAGTTACTGCTGTAAGAAAAGTTGCGCCATTATCTAAGGATAATTGAATGGCTCTACCAACAGCAGAAGAATTTAATACCAAAGTAGTTGGAGTAACTACTGCTGTAACTGGAATTGCTACAGTAGCGGTTGTTCCAGTAAGAGTGCCTGAGATTGGACTACCATAGTTGTATGACATATTAATTCCTTATTTTTTAGGGTATTTTGTTTTTACTGCTAAACAAGCTGCAATATAGGCTTCTTGCTGTGCTGTATCGCCTTTAACAATTCCATCTAAATAATCCTTAAAATCAGGATATTCCGAAGATCTTTTTTGAGCATAAGTTAATTTATTAAAATTATTTTTAATTTTATTTTGTCTAATTTCTTCTGCTTCTTCATTAGAAATAGATGTCATTGTGTCTTGAATTAAAAAATCTTGCGATCCATCTTCTTCAAAAGCATGAATCATTCCTTGTAAGTCTTTAAAATGTTTCATTTGTATTCCTTAATATCTTAATTCAGACCAACAACTCAAAGATACATATCCACCTTGATCTAACCAAATATAATTACTGTAAGCAGGAACAATAAAAGTAAAGGTTGAATTTGTTCCACCACCAATGCCTGTAACTATTATTAAAACACTATTAACATAAATATAAGCATAGTTATCTATTCCAACATATCCATCGCCAGTAATACACACTAATATTGGTTTATTTGTTGAATTGTAATAATAAGTATTAAATGCACGACTACCAGTTAAATTTTGCCAAGTTTGACCAGACCCACCTATACCTGCTTCCATAGCAAAATTGGTAGTTGCAATTTGGTTAGTATTTGTTCCTACTGCTGCTGTTGGTGCTGTTGGCACTCCAGTTAATCCGGGACTATAAATTGGAGCATAATTTTGCAAACTGTTATATACATAACCAAGTGTTGCAAGTTGAGTAGTTGGCGAAGGTGCAGTTGGTGAAGGTGGGCTATAAGTAGGTGCTTGTGGAACACCTGTAAAAGTAGGACTAGCTTTAGGTGCATAAAGGCTTAAATCTATTAATCCATCAGTAATAACCCAAGCACCAAAAGTAGAGCTATAAGATAGAGTAATTGGATAGCCAGCACTAGGAATCAATCCAGCAGTTAAAGGAGTTGCATTACTTGTAACAATAGGAATAGCACCAGTAGAAGTGCTTCCTAAAGTTAAATTAAGTGTTGTAGCACCTGTATTTGCATAAGAAGATATAACTACTATAGACATTCCATTAGGAATGGAAGTTAAATTTGATGGAATAGTAGCTGTTAAGGCATTAGCTGATCCAGTAGCAACCGCAGTAAGATAATAGCCATTTTGTAATTGATCAGATTGAACCAAATCAGTCATTACTGCGGCAGTATCAAAGTGACCTACAACATCATTTGTAAGAAAAGGCTTTCCTGTTGTGCCTTCTTGAGCACGAACAACAGTTAAAGAATCTCCTGATCTAGCAGTACAGTTGCAAATTTCAAAAATATTTGGATCTGTAGCATTAACTAAAGTAACCTTAAACTGTTGTCCAGAAGTAGGATTTGGGAATAAAGCACCTTTACCTGTTGCTACTGTAATGGTAGTTTGAGTGCTAGTAATAGCTCCTGCTAGGGTAGTTTTTGCATTATTAGAGAATATCTGAATTGTCATAAAAATTCCCTAGTAAGTAATAGTGAAATTGTATTGGAATGGTACATATAAAACACCTTCTTGTATAGCGGCTTCAAAAATGGGTGAAATAGGCAAATCTGGTATATCAATGGTGAAATTATTTTTTGATGGATTGGTAACACTTATTTCATAAGTATTTTCAATTTGTAATGGATCGCCATTTATGCCATATAAAAATCTTTTAACCCGTCTTTTTAACCATTGATTATTAAATTGAAACCCATCACCTTTATAAAAATTCCAAGTCAACATCCTTTTATAAAAATCATCTGTGACTGTATAAAAAGTGGTTGGTTGTGAAGTAATATTTCTGCTATAAGCTTCCACATCATAAGGAATAGTGTCATACACTCCCAAATTGGAAGCAGTATATCCAGCAGCTAAACTTGGTCTTGGAAAACCATAAATACCCTGACCCACCCAATCCAATAAAAGACCAGAAATATTGCTATTGATATAAACAGGTAAATTTAAATTATTTAATCTATCTAAATTAGACTGTGAAAAACTGTTATAAGAATCAAAAAATGGCGTTAGATACTGAGTAGTATCATCATAGCTATATTGTTGATATAGATAACTAGGTAGATTTTTAGTAATCATATTAACCTTGAGTTATAGATACCAAAGCATTAGAAGTTGAAAAATAGCTTTCTGGATCACCATAAATTAATAAAGTTCCTGCTACTGGTGCAGTTGATATTCCATTAATAGTTACACTTAAATCAATTTTAGAAATTAAATTAACAGGCAAAATTGATGCTATTGAAGCTTGAAAAATTTCTTTAAGTTGAAAGGTATTAATTGGTTGTCCAACGGAAATTGTATTTATATAGGAAACAACATTTGGCGTTGCCAATTGAGAAACTGCTGCTGGCGATACCAAATTAGTTGAAACAGTATTCCAAACAATGCTCACAGCTACAGTTTGAACTGGTGGATTTACAAAAGTAATGGAATAAGTGTCTGGGTAATCGTTTATTGAAACTGTTACATTTCTTAAATTTGGCGAACAAATACCACTTCCAACATAGGTTGCATAAGCACTTGTATTTACTCCAACACTAAAGGTAGTTGGTGTTAAAACTGTAATTGTGTATGTTCCATTCCAAACAGAAGGGTTAGAGCCACTAATAGTAACAACTTGTCCTGTACTATATCCATGATTTAAATTGGTTGTAACCACGCCCGGATTGGCTTTGGTAAAAGTGGCTACTTGTAAAACTGAACCAGTTAATACTGAAATATCTGGAATACTTCTAAAAATAGCATCTGCTACTTCATACGGATCACCGCCACCACAAATTACTTCCCATGAATTTGTAGCAATATTTCTAATAGAAACAAGATTTGCTTGAACTCCACTTACTTTTTCAAGAGTAGTTTTTACAAAAGTAGGAGTTCCTTGACAAGTAGCTAATCCAGCTTGAATAACTTGTGCTTGATAAGACTGTAAAGTTTGTGCAGAAGCACCGGGAACTCCAGCAGTTAAATTGGTGCAAGTAAGGGTAAACCCTGTAGGAACGGAACTAATGATTTGGGTAACTGTTCCAACTGGAATTGCCCAAGATCCTTGAGTACTTGCTAAACAATACAAAGCAGAACTTTGACCAGAAGCATTAATAATTCCACCATCTTGAACTACATATTGATGAGTACCATCACTAACTGTAAATCCTACTGGAATAACAAATCCTGCAAGCCCTGTAAAAGTAACATACACAGAAGTATTAGATCCAATTCCTTGTGAAACGCCATAGACTTTACCAAGTTGGGAAAGAATAAAAGCGTTAGCAGAATAAGGGCTAATAGAGTTAATTAAGTCTACATAAGCTTGATCTTGAATTATTAAAGCACCAGCAGCGGTTGAAGCCATATCCTCAACTAAAGAACCCGGTAAATTTGCAGTTAAACCGGGAGATAAAGCTGTAGCCGCAGCTAATTCCTCATTTAACAGTTCTTGTGGAGTTGCTGGTATTGCTCCAGCAGAGGTTATTGTTGCCATAATTTATCCTATGTAGCCACGCTGGTTTGTATATTTGTACCGTTTTGAAATACTGCACTAATTCTATAAGTAGGTGTAAGAACACCTGCATCCCTTAATACACTTAAACTTGCAAAATAAGGCGCATATTGTTGTTGAGTTCTATTAATTGCCGCATTAGGAGCTACTTGTGTCATTATAGAAGTATGAGCTGGAATACCATAATTAGAATAAAAAGGACTTTCTCCTTCATTTAATCTAAGAGTTTGAGCCAAAGTTGCTAACCATAAATAAGAAGTTTCGGTAATTTTTACCCAAGATCCACTTTCGTTTTTTCCATAAGTTCTCATGTTGGCGTTCCTGTAGTTCCAGTACCAGTTTGTACACCACCATGAGTATGAGTACTTCCAACAGCTTTACCATTATTGGTAAGAGTTCCAGTATTTTGAAAATTACCAGTTTGATTAATGTTTCCAGTAATATTCATAGTTCCACCAGTTCCACCGCTAATTGCAAATCCATTAGTACCTGTAATAAGTCCATTTACAGTCAAATTACCATTCATAGTCGTATTTCCATTGTTTACGATTAGATTTCCACCATTAAGGTTAATTGTAATTCCTGATGAGTTCAAAACCAATGTACAGTCTTGATTTATTGTAGTTATTTCTACGCCTTGTGGTCCGTATAAAAACAAATATTGACCATTAACGGTAAACCAGTTTTTATTAGAAATAGGCAAAAAAACAAGCCCACCAAGGTTGCTTGGTTGACCTAATGGGGCTAACCCCTGTCCTAGCCCTGTAATGCCCCCTAGCCTTGTATTTGCCGCCATACAAATGCCTTGATCGCCCGGTTGAATAGGTAGCCTTGTATATTGGCTTTCAGCAATAGGAACGGTAATTTGAGGTATGGTTAAATCGCCTGTTTCTATTTCAAATTTAACTGTAACAATAGAACCAGTAACAGATACAACTGTGCAGGGTAAAATTTGTCCAGTAGTCTGTAAATGATCTTCAATTTTCTTTTGAGTAAAATTATTAAGACCAATTGCTATTGGGGTTTTTTGAGCTTGGGTCATGGTGTTATATAAGCATTAATAATAGTTACCCAGCTATCCCCGTCTGGCTGGCGACTGTTTCCTACATGACGGACTGAATCCACAGTAAAGTTACCTTTAAAGCCATAGGTATATCTGTATTGAGAATAATTGTTTTGTATATTTAATACGGGTATACCCTTAGGAACAGTAATATATTGTCCTACTTCAATATCGTGTCGCATAACTACTTTTACTTGAATCATGTTTACCTTAATCCAAGTAATATTGCCAATAATGTCTGTAGAAGCTAATTGAGTAGTTTTGGTTGGCGTATAGGTATTGTCATACAACAAAAATCCTGTAGAAGTACTGGCAATACAAGCTCCTGAATAATCAGGATCAGGAAGCACTTGTTTGCTTAAAACATTTATTGCTTCACCAAAAGAAAGCAGATTTTTATAATTAAACCCCCACATATCTTCTGTATAAATTAAATTATCACTAAATTTACCGTTAATAGGGATTCCTGTATAACCAATAGATAAAGTTTGACGAACTGCTGATTCTAGAGTTTGATCCTTTTCCCAAAAAAAAGGAAGATTAAGATTTACATTAGGATCATAAGTTGCTGGAATAACAACTAAATCTAGGCTAACTTCTGTGCCTTGCCAGTTGCCAAAACATTGAAAAATAGTGCCATCAATAATTAATCCAGCTTGTTTTGGATTAGCGTAGGGTAAACCCTTAGACATTCCTACTTCAATTTGTATTTTTGCAAAATTAAAATTTGAAGCTTGATTAATATAAGTAAACGGAACGCCTTTAAGCCTAATAAATCCATTTTGGGCTGGCTGATGATACCAAGTTTGAAATATATCAATTTCTATCAATAAAGCAGAGCCATTATTGGTTTTTGCTTGAGTTAGAGTACCAAAAGTAATTGGAGCAAAGCTAACTGCGCTTTGCTTTGTTGGACTGATAGTGACAGCATAATATCTCATGGAGTTATTTCAAAATTACTGCTACTTACTCTATAAATCATTTTGGATGTTGTGAAATAACCAAATAACATATCAATATCATAATCATCTGGACTACCAATAATTGGTCTAGTTAAAAGCAAATTTCTTGCCGAATCATATATATTGAAATAATAGCGTGGCGAATAGTTGTTATAAACACAAACAACAACACAAGCCTTATTGTCTAAAGTGCAATTAAATTGAAAATTAGCAGTAGGGCTAGGATTAAAATTGATAATTGTTGTCATCCCACAATACTTTCATTAGGCAATAAACTGTCATAAACAGGAACTTCTGTAGAAGTTGGCTGACCCCAAGGAGAATTTACATCTAAAGAAGCTGGTAAACCACCATCAAATTTAGACATTAAATTGCTTAAAAGTTGTTCTGCTCCAGAAACAGTTATCAATGGCTGTTTAAAATCCCATTGAAATAGATATTGAACTTGTTTGTCTGTAGGCGGAGTTACATCTCTAATATTGGTTAATAAACAATTAAAATAAGTAAAGGCAGGAGTAATTACTGTAAAAGTCCCACCAGAAAGAATATGGCTTTCTACTGCTATTTTTAAAGCTGTCAAAATTGCTTGTTTGTAAATATATCCACCATGAGCTTGTGCAGGGCAAATCATCAACATAGAAATCTCTAATGGTTGTTGCACTACAGCATTTGCCGCTACTTGAAGGCTTGCAAACGGATATTCTGCAATTTGCCAGTTTGCTAAAGAACCACCGGGAACTGGTTTATATTTTGCAAATAATCTACCACCTATAATACCCGGCACATCAAAGACTTCTGTAATAGCTGTAACTGGTAAATATCCGCCAATAAACTGTGCAATTCCGCCTTGAAAAATAATGGGCGCATCTTCATAAACGACTTCAAATATTGTTTGACCTGTTGAACTCATTGTTGTGTTGCTCCCGGTAAAGCATTAACAGTAGCATAAGTGCTACCACCTGTATTTTGAGTTACTATTACATTAAGGGTATTAGCAAATTGAACTCGTTTTTCCAAATTGGCGGTAGATTCTGCTGGTCTTTCATATCCTTTCATGAATACTTCAGCAGAACCAGCAGCAGTAGATTGTTTTTGTAAATCAGCATAAGCTTTTTTTTCTGTGTTTTTAAGTTCATACATAGTAAAGTCTATTTGTTCAGCCAAAGTGCTTGAACGAATATCTTTTCCATATACCTTTTTAAATAATTCCTGCCTATCAGGATGCCATTGACCAATTCCATAAGCTTTGCCATTGTCACCAACTGCGCCAATGTTTAAACCACTTTCTTGCAAGAAATTACCAACAACTCCAGAAGCTTGTTCTTTAGTTAAACCATAATTCATAAAGGCTTTAGTGGCTACTGCCCCTAATTCTGTTTGATTTTTAGCACCACGAGCTGCTATATCAGTAGAATCACCAAAAACTTTTTCCCCAAACTGTCTTAAATCTTCTTTTCTATTACCTATAAATCCAAAAGTACCATTAATGAAATTAGCTAAATCTCTAAGAGCAGTAAATATTGCGGCAATATCTTCTTTAAATTCACCTTTATTAACATAATTAACAAAGCTTTCAATAGCTTTTTGCATTTCTCCACTTTTAAGAAAAGCAGTAATAGCATCAGTCACAGTTTCAGACAATTTAATAAGTTCTGGAATAGCTCCTTCCAAAGCTTTTATAAATCCTGTTTCAAGTGTTTGACCTGATTCTCTTAATTTGTACCAAAAATCTTGCCATAGAGCACTTTGTTGATCTGAAACAGCTAATTTTTCACGATTTTTTTGATAAGCATCTAAAGTTTTAGTAAGTTCTTCTTTACTTAAACTGGATAACCTTCTCAATTCTTCCATAGTAAAGACTTGAGTTAATCCAGTAGCTTCAGCAAACTGTTGAGTTTTACCACCTTGTTTGAACAGTTCTATAGAATTTTTAATAATGGTAGGCAAAGCTTGTTCTGAAGTTTGCCCTTTTTGACCGCCTAAACGAGAATAAATTTGTTGACGACTTAAATCTGATTGAATATTGGCAAGATTTTCAAAAGTAGATTCTGGAGAGATATATCTTCCAAGAGTTGTTTCAGCGGCTCTCAAACCACCAGTAGTAATGCCATAACCTTGTGCTTTTTTACGATAATCACTAGCAGAAGCAGCTAATCCACCAAGACCAAATCCACCAACTGTTGCACTAATAGTTAACCATTTACCAATAGAAATAGCACTAAAAGCAAGATTTTTGGCAATTGTGCCTGTTGTGGAAGCTACATCTTTTAAAGCTTGACCACCATCTTTTACAGCTTTGGTAAAGCTGTTTTGTTTTTTTTCTAAATCAGCAATTGTGCTACTAATTTTTGCCCAATCTTTGGGCATACTTTTGACAGCTTTTTGATACTTTTCAAATTCTTTTTGAAATGCTTTGAATTTATCATCAAGTATGTCAATTTCAATAACCGACTTTGTTACCATTTTTATCCTCGATTAAAAAATTGACTTATTATTTATAGCCTTTATTAAATGTCTTTGACGATATTCTTGTACATCTACCCATTTATTACCAAATTCTTTCATAAATTCAGCAAAACCAACTGTGCTAAAAAAATCTAGGATATAAGCAACGATTCCTTGACTTTCTTTCCAATAGGCTCTTTCTTGGTCAATATCGGCAAACCATTCATGTACTCCGTACAATCCGATGAGGTAAACACCCAATTTCGTAATGCCCCTGCCATCTCCAAGAAAGAATGTTTCAAGTCTTTCGGGGCTACCTTGGAGATTGCTGTAAAAAAAACTAAGGCACTTAAAATCTCAGCTTCTTCATCCTCATCAATCATTTCTCTTTTAATGGCTATATCTAAAGGAATGGATTCCCATCCTTTTTCACCACAAATCAAAACATTAGTAAGCCTAACTATTTCATTTACCAAACCAAATTTAACTCCCCCTGCATTGTCCCAATTGCCAGCCTTTTGCGCTATTGATTTTAAGGCAGGATAGGCTAATTGGGGTGCAGATAAGGCTAAATGGGCTTGATTAATACTATCAAAACATTGACTAAATACTTTGCCAAGCTCTAAATAAAACTGTTCAAATACAGACCGATTAATCGAAGAAGAATGAACCTGAATTAATCCATTCTTTTCGGTCTGAACCTGCATCACAAGATTCAAATTCCGATCAATTTTCACTTTTTATCCTTTAAGAAGCCGCATAAATACTAGAGTTAATGTTATAGACACCACGCAAGCGAATAACTAAACTTGCTTGAGTACCATCAAAAGGCATTTCTTGAACAGTTTGCAATACACAATTGTTCAATTGAAATGCAGTTAAAGCTGTGCTATCTGGATAAACAGTTACAGAACCCATAGTAGTGTTTGTTTCTACTTGAGTTTTGTAAGCGTTACCTAATGCTTGAGTTCTGAGCAAGTGCATAGTTACTGTGCCATAAACATAAGGTTCAGGGCTGGTAACTGCACTTGTCATAGTACCAATCAATAGGGAAGTATCACCATCAAAAGCGATGCTAATAGCTTCTTTTGCCAGATAAGCGGATGTTACATTTAATTGAGGAAAATCTGCATAGACTACGCTGGCTAGTAGTCTATTTAATGTTCCTTGTATTACTTGTGGATTAGACATTATTTACTCCTAGACAGGGATATTAGATGCGGTTAAGTAGATGGTAATCTGCTCGAAACCTCTTAATGGAACAAAAGTTAAGCTTAAACCATTGTATGTTCCTGTTGCATAATCGCCCGGATTCTGGGAAATATAGGTCACAAAAGAAACAGCTTGAACTGATGCTGGAGATAGGATTAAACCAAAAGCGATTCCGTTATTAACAGTTGCTTGAGCCACTTTTTGCAATGTATTAATACCAGCTTGATTGTAGAACAAAGGATTAGTTGGTGTATTGCTACCATTAATAATTGCATTAGCTAAATAAAGCTCTACATTAATTGCAGTCCAATCTACTGAATACCAGTAATTAAAGGGATTCAAATCCATGAATGTTCCCCAGAAAATAATGGTATTACTAATTCCACCTTCTGCGCCAGTACCAATCCAATTCACTCCAGCAGCTTTTAACTGAGTTTGTAATGAATTTGTTAATACATAGGGAGTTACACCATAAACATAAGTAAATGCTAATGGATGCGCTAAATTACTTGCATTTGGGTTATAACTTAAAGTTACCCAGAAAATGGCTGCAGCACTAAATTCGGTTACGGAAGCACTTGGACTTTGTAAAACTGTAAATACAGATTTTAAGTTTTCCCAAGCACTATAAGTAGCAATGGTAGTGGTTACATAAAAATATACTTGAGCAGTTGTTCCTGTATAGGCAAGAGCCATATCTGGAGCAGTAGGCTCAGTATCCCAAGTTTTAGGCAATAAATAGCTATAAAACTGAATTTCAGGATTAGTAATATAAGCTGTTAATTCTGTTACTCCATCTGCTGGAGTTCCAATTCCTAGTTCAAGAATATAAACTGCTTGATTTTTACCTTGTGCAAAGAATGTAGTAACCATAGCTACTAATTCTTGTACATCTTCCAAAGTAACTGAACCTTGAACTGTTACAACACCGGGATTAGATGCTTTAGCATAAGTAAGGGTATTTGTTCCAGTAGAAGTTACTGCATAAGTACCGTTATAACCAGTAGGTGTTACACCAGAAATAATTGCTTCAACAATATCTCCACTTGGGATTCCATGTGCAGTAGAAGTAGTTACTGTAACTACTCCAGTACTCCAAGCCATAGAAGAAATAGTTGTTGCACCTCTTAAAACAGGAGTTAAATCAGATACTTGCGTTAAAAGATATGGTGTTCCAGAAGGGAGTGTAGTACCACCCTGTGAAATTAAAGCACCAGTTCTTTGAAGCGAAGATGGTCTAGGAGCTACCTGTTGACTAACGCTTACATTGACAATATTTGGCATATTAGCCCCCTAATTAGATGTAGCTGATTGCTAAAACTTGACCAGTACCGATTTTAATAACAATACCATTAGAAACAGGAAAGTCAATGTTATAAACACCAATAGTATTTGGGATTGCAGCAATTTCATTAGCAGCTCCAGCAGCGCCAATAGTTGCAGAATCATGCACAGTACTAGGTGCAGAACCAGCAGTAATTACTGAAACTTTAGCAACACGACCAGATGTAGTTTTAACTAAAGTATTTGCAGAAATATTAAAAAAAACATTTTGACCTTGAGCTGTAATAACAGCACCATTTTGAATTGTTGGGTTTGGGGTAATTGCCATTTGTAACTCCTTTTTACACTTGTTTTAGATAACAACATATTACTACTTAATTTTAACTCGGAATAGTCCCTGCGGTAACTGTTATAAATGCGTGTTCAATAATTTTTCTTGCAATATCGTCAACTGTACTTTGGAAGTAACTTACCTCAAAAGTAATAGTTTTCTTTTGAGCCATAATGCCAAGTTCAGATTGTGTCATTTTTTCATCTTGCATTACTGGCATATTCATTAAGCCAATATTGTCTGTATTTCTACTGTAATCAAGAATATATTGCACAAAATTAAGGGCTTCATGATTACGGATGCCATAAATAGTAATTCTTACGGTATCTTTAACTAATTGAGTGGGGCTACCATGAATATTCAATAAAGGAAAATCTTGCAATGCAGTAGTTGATCTAGGATCAATATCTACAGCGGCATAAGGCGGATGAATGTTTTGATCCACCAAATATGAGGGATACATAGGGAAAAATTGATTTAAACTAAGCCAAATTGGAAGGCTATTTGAAACAATTACGCTATTTGTATCAAATCCAGTCATTGAATCAATGATCTGAGTAGTCATTACTGAGTAAAGCGCATCACCCCTATAATGGTATAAATCAGCTTGTCTATAGAAGTTTTCCCTAGTATTGAAGGAAAAACGCATACCTTGATAGGTAGCTATATATTGAAATTGAGGATTAATTAAATTAAATTCATCAATTGATTCTAATGCAGTAAAAATAATGTGATTAAAGACAGTTTGTCTATCTTCCAGCATTTGCACATTGCTGTTGTAATGGAACGAACCTTTAACAGTTACCTGTTTTGGTGGAACACCAGTAGGATAGTTGTTATAAAGCAGTCTGTTATATTGAGATGCGTTATAAAGGGCTGAATCAGTCATTAAACTGGCATTTACCCAAAATACATACCCATCTAAAGGCAATACAAGCTTTACATAGAGGGTAAAAGTAACTTCCTCATAATTGGATATAGTTTCTACGCCTTGAGCCAGCCCTGAAGCTAATTCTGGCTTTGCTCCTATGGTTTCTTCAATACTAGCCATTATTCAATCCAAACTTTAGTGGAAGCTTCAAATATGCCTGTATCAATAAAAGATGGTCTACGAACACCAGTTTTAACCCTTTTAAATTTTTGACCTTTACGAACTTTTGTAGGAGTTTTTCCACTCATTGTTCTAGTAGAAATACCTTCTAAAGCCGCTTGAGTAGGTACTCCAGCTACTTTTCCTGCTAATTCTTCTTGATAAATAAACTTTTTAAGCCCAAGAGTAAGTTCTTGCCCTGCTGCATCAAACGGGTTTTTTGCAACATGACCTGTTGCAACAAAAGTTTCAAACGCTCCTGCAAGAGCTTCAGATAGTTCATGTTCAATATCCTTTTGGTGCATTTCAACATAAGAAGAAAATAAAGTGTATTTTTCTTCCAAAATCTTTCCTAAACCGTAGGAAGTAATTCCATTTGGTTCAGTTACCTCAACAACGCCTAACTTTAGCTTCAACTTAATCCCCAAAGTGTTCCAAGGGTTTGCATAAATGCTATAGCTTGTCTGCCATAAGGATCTTTAATTCTTTGTAAATCAAGTAATCCAAGGTCTTGCAGTCCATGTCCTACAGCTAAAGTTTCACTTGTAGATACATCTGAAGCTGAAGTTACTACGCCAGCAATAAAATTATTAATGCCATAAGCTTTTCTAGCATCAGCAAAAAATGTTTGTCCGGGTAAGTCTTGTTGAAATTGCAACAGTTGACTACCAGCCCAGTTGTAAACTGTTAAGGTATAAATGTCTTTTAAAGTATTAGCAAAGTCAGTAGGCACTAGGTCTAAAGCTACCGTATATGCGTAGTTCCAGCCCGGATCGGTTGGTGACATAGCGGTAGTGGGGATGCCCATAACGGCATAAGCCCATTCAATAAAGCCATCAAGTGTTGGTGGGGAAACTATGGGGTCTGCCATAAAACCATCCCTGTAAATTGTTTTCTGTATTCTAAAACAAAAAAGCCCCCTAAGGGGCTTATTTATTAAGATTTTCTAGGTCTGCCTTTTCTTGGAGCAACTCCTTCGTGGAGCACTTCAATAGTTTCGTCAAACTTAGGAGAAGTATCAGCAGCGTTTTTCTTTTCTTCCAATACTTCTACTTCAATCCCTGCTTTTTGTTTCAAGCCCATTTCTTGAGCCTTTTGGCTAATAATCTGATCTTGAGCTACAGCAGTAATTTTGCGAGCTTCATTAGCTCTTTGGATATTTTCTTCATCAGATTGACTAATGCCAGCTTCAATTGCTTCAACGCTAATAGGTTTGCTAAAACGATAGCAAAGACCACCAAAACCCTTTTTAACTTGGTTTACTTCCATCAAACCATAAGGCTGATGTTGTTTGATGATAGTGTCAGCTTCTATTTGGGTTTGAACCAATTTAACTTGTGCTCCAGCCCGAATTTTGTGTGAGAAAGGTCTTACATTCTCAGGAAGCATATAAGTGAATAAAAAATCTTGTTTACTGCAATTTGCTATATAAAGTTCCATCATATTTCCCCTAATGGGTGGGGAACTGATGATGCGGAAGCCTTTTGAGCTTCCCAGCTCCCCATAAAGAAAGTTCCCAGCATCACTTGGGTTCTCAAAACTGTTAAAAAACCACCCCGAAGGGTGGTCAAAATCCTCACGAGATTTTAGTAAGCCGCAGAAATAATTGTCATACCTTCTGGGCGGATACCCCAACCAGATGTGCTACGCATTGTGTAGAGGGTAGTAATACCACCGTCTGGCAATGGAGTAGGAATCTCAGTAGGAGCAGCCACATCACAAAGCATCAATGAAGTTGCAGTTGTGTTAGGTGTCAATGTTGCGAAAATGTTGGTGTTAACACGATCATTTGCACGAGGAATCTTCAGTTCTGGAGCAATCAAGATGATTGCATCAGTACCGCCATAACCTTGTCCAATGAGTGTGTCATCAGCCGCAAAGCTTACATCATCACCACCTGCCCAAGAAGCAACAGTTTCAACCAAACCAGCGGCAGTTTCAACACCAGCACCGATACGCTGGAATTGTGTCAAGGACACGATGCCACCGTAAGAGATTTGTTGAATGAAACGCTGTGGAGCTAGGAATACCAAGCGTAATGGTTGACCAATTTGCAATGTAGTAGTTTTTAAGTTACCAATTGCATTTAGCAAGAACTGAGCCAATTGACCAGAATCCCAAGTGCTATAGCCTGTGTTGCCATTGCTATCTGCACCCAAGTTGATACGAGTTGCACCAGCAGTATTGAGCAAGCCTTCACCATTGGCTGGGTTGTAGCCATAAAGAAGTGCATTACGCAACTGTTGTGCAATGCCTTGACGAGCAGCTAGACGAAGTGCTTCTGGAAGGGCATAACCCCAATTACCAGTAGCAGCTTCATCAAAACTGTCATATTGAGCACGAGTTTGCAAACGATAAGTAGCTGTGCTAATCATCGAAGGAATAACTGATGCTGAAGGCAATTGATTAGAAGTTGATTGATTTGCTGAAACTTGAGTAGTTAACTGAAGTTTTTTAGCGTAAACATATAAATCTGCTTCGCCAAGGCGTGGCATTGGGTTCTCTGTTGCCAGAGTTGTAAATGCGCCTGAAGCTAAACTGTACTGCATGATGATTTCAGGCATCATGAAGTTAGGATTTACTGTTACATACGATGGAGCGAAGCCTGACATGATCTAGTCCTTTCTTAGATTTGAACAACTGCTACAGGTGCAGCAGATGAGCCACCAACAATGGTATTAGACCAGTTAGCGTTACCAGTAACAGAGCTGTAGTTCACGATCTTGTTACCAGTTGTGCTGATACGCAAGATTTTGCAAGGAACAGCAAAGTTGCTTGTAGAGGTTGTTGTTAAACGGTTGTTTGTTACATCCCAATAAACAGTTTCAACAATAGAAGAACCTGCCAAAGCAACAACTGATGAATCGCAAGGCAATGGAATACGAGCACCGCTACCAAAACGGTAGAAGTTCACGCTCATGCCGGGAGAAAACAAAGGAGCTGTGCTTTGTGGGGTTGTAATACCACCGAAAGCTTGGTTATATACAGAAATACCTGTTGGAGCAATTGAAGCTGTAGCTTGAATAACTGTTCCACCAAGTGTGTCAGTACCGGGTTGAGTATCACCAGCATAAAAGCCAGTTTGTGCAGTTGGGATGATCTCAGCAATTGGGAAACCGCCCCATAAAGGAGTAGTTGCAGAAGTTGAGAGAACACCACCAGCTAACGCAAACTTAACTGCTGGATCGTCTTGTGCATCACCTTGTGTAAAACCAGTTGAGTTGACATTAAATAAGCCAGCAGCATTGGTTGTTACCATTGGTTGGAGAGAAATTTGTGCGGTCATGGCTTATCCTTAACGCTTAAAATTTTCGGTATGAAATTTAACTACCCGTGAAGCTGGGAGTTTAAATTCGCCTAACCATGCTTCCATATCACCACGGAACTCTGTGATTGTACGACCAGCACGGTCTGTTTTGTGTAATTCGATCAATTGACCTTTGCCAATTGCTCCAGTTCCACGAGAAGCAGCTACAGCATCAGCATATACACGCTTTTCAACGATAGAAAGCATAGCTTCATCTTTGATTGCGTTAATGTTGACATTCTTCATTTCATCGCTATGAGCTTGCAAACCACGAACCATACGCTTTCGGTAAGCCATTAAGCTTTCGCCTTGCAATGGGCGTGAAGCAGATTTGCCAAAAGCTGAGTAAACAGAATCGGCTTTAGCTTGGCAATCTGCGTAAGCGGCTTCATCTTCATCACACTTTTTGGCTTCTTCATCTTCATCCATTTTGGATTTAGATTCTTCTTCTTCTTCTTCGTCTGGCTTAATTTCACCAGCCATGCCATGAACTACTGGATTAGAGCCTTCTGCATCAGATTTCTCTGTTGGAGCAGGTTTTTCCATTTCGTCAGCCTTCATTGGCATCTCTTTATCTTCGTCAGATTTAGCTTTTTTATCAGCTGCAGTGACTAGGGGTGGAGCAGGTAAGTTGCTTTTAGCTTCCATTTCATCTAAGCGGGTAATTGTTTTACCCAACAAAGACATAATGGCATCCAATTTATCGCCTTGGGCATCTGCCTTTGGCTCAATCATATTTTCAGTCATTTTCAGACACCTCAGGGTTAGTTAATAAAACTCCGGCAGCTTCGCCACCTTTGTCCCACACACCTTTAGATCCACGAGCTTTCGTTACGATAGCTATATGATCTAAAAGGAATGGCACACCTTCTATCAAGAGTGGCTCGCCATTCTCAGTAGTTAGTGTAATGTTACCAGCAGTATTGTCAAATACAACTGCTGGGGAAGTCGAAATCTCGCCTTCACAAATTTCATTTATTGCATCTTGGTCGTAAATCTTTGCAATGCCCCAAACTTCATCACCTTTGATGTAGGGGAGCATGATTGAACCAACTGCACGATTTTTAAATTCTTCTGGTGTTAATACTTGCGTATCAGGATGATCCATGATGACTGTCAATCCATTACAACGCTCTAAGAATTGTTCATTCAAATAAAGTGATGGATCACGCCATACATTTTCTTGAATACTTGATCTATAAGCCAAGCCTGTGCCAGTAATACGGATGGCAAACAAGCCAATGTTGGCATACATTTGCGGACTAGCCAAAATTCCTTGACTAATCAATTTAGCAATATCGGTTTCAGTCTTAGCCAATGCCACTTTAAACGCAGTTTCAATACCGGGATGAAGTGGTAATGGTGGAACAGTCGGACTGCACCAATCGTAACCTGATGATTCATAGTTTAGGGTTACTGATTCTTTAGGAAAGTTTCGTGCCACATAGTAGGCAAACTGTCCATCGTCATACAAAAGCTCTAAATTGCCTTTGTAGTCGATTCCAGTTTCTTCCTTACATTCCCTTCGGGCTGTTTCTTCTAGGCTCTCATTGCCCTTCTGATGCCCACCGGGGACACACCAAGTAGAAGGGTAATCACCTCCACCTGCGCCCCTACGAATCATTAGGACTTCTTCATCTGGAGTAATAAACATAATCCCTGAAGCTCTACCTTGTGCTCCGCCCATATTATCTTCGGGCTTTACATCTACAGGTGGCGCAGGGATTAAATGAATATTTTCTTCAATAGCTTCATCTGATTTTGGAACGCAATTAGGCACTTCTTTGCCATTCTTTTCTTTCATGCCAAACTGTTCATAGCCTTCCCAGCAAGGATCATCATCGGGAATAGCTTCTGCATAGTCAATTAAAGCATCCAAAAATTCTTCGGCAGTACTTTCCATTGCATCATCATCGCATTTCCATTTACGCAATGACTTATTGATTCTGGAGTTAGGATCGTTGGCTGTCTTTTCAGAAGTCAATTTAGCTTTCATGCCCTTCATCCGAGCACAAAATGACTTTTTGCGTGATCCGCCTTCAGGCTGTGGGGCTTTTAAATGACCGCCATGAGCTTTATTGTAGGATTCTCTGCCTTTTTCATTCAAACCGCCATTCTTGTTCTTGCCTTCTTTAGTCTGCCAAGCTTCCGAATCATCTTCTTTACAATCATTTTCAGGAACTTTACAATCATCACCGCCCAACTTTACAATTGCTTCATCTTGCTTCATTGTAGAAATATGCTGGGCAATTTGACGGAGCTTATCTCCCATATCCCTGATCTGAAGCTTTTTAAGGTCGTGGCTTAGACTGCCAGTTCTAACTGTGATGTTATCGTCTTTAAATTCAGGAGTAGATAAAACTGTTGGCTCATCAGGGATTTCGTCACCCTTGATTTGTTTAGCCAACATTTCATTTAGTAACAATTGATTAAGCCATTCTAAATTTTCGGTTTCACTATCGTCTTTATGCTTAATAAACTTTTCGCCTACTGATTTCGGAATACCAATATTAGAATGACCTGATGCCGCAGCATACATAGCTTTTCTTTGTTGTTCCGATTTAAATGGCATAAGGCAATACCCTAAGTATTTTTTGGTGATTGTAACGCCAATAAACCCTTTTTGGTTAATAAATCTTTAACCTGACGCAAGTGATACAAATACACATAATTACACCGACACATTACTTCCTCACCGGGAGAAGTAATATCGTCAGTATATCCGTTTACAGGATTTATGTAACCTTCTTTAACTGCCCATGAATCTCTAATTGCGTAAATCTTATCATCACGCTCTTTATGATCTTTTCGGTAGTCATAATTCATTTGTCGCCAATGACTATGCCAGCGAGCCGCAATAGCTCCATTATCTACAGCCACAATATCGTTAATATTACTGATTAACTTATGGGTCTGGTCAATAATCACCCGTCTTTGTTTAAAGGCAATATCACTCATGCCTTTTTTAATTCGAGCTTTCTCTTTTGGAGTAGGTTTAATCTTTGTTCCGCCAGCAGGAATAGAAGTAGCCCAGCCCTCAAATCTACGGAGCACCATTCTGATAGATTGCTCCCTGTCATCCTTAATCAGATTAGCTGAAGCAATAATCCGTCTATCTAATTCTGCTCTAAGCTTTCCTGATAACTTGCTGATGTCGTACTTGCTGACTTCCTTGCTGACTAATCCATTTTTGGTAACAAGCCGATTGAACGCAACCTTCAAAGCCTTTTCCATCTTCTGTTGCATCTCTTGTTCGCTCATTAAATGCTGATGGGCGGACAGTTTGATCTGCAAAAGCCACTTATCAAGGCGGTTCACATCATCAAACCCATGCTTGAGAAAGTCGGCAATAGCCTGATTGATTACCTCAAAAAAGGTCATCTTGTGCTCGGTTTAGGAATCTTTTCTTCTTCAGGCTGAACTACAGGCGGTTCATATTCTGCTATTTCTTCATAATCTAGGTCTAAGTCGGATACAAAGGCATCAGGCATCTCGTTCAGGTTATCTGCCATCCATTGGATGATCTTGGCTTTATTGTTCTGATCCACGCTAGGCATGATGGTTCTAGCAATCTCAGTCAAGCCCTTCAAGCGGACATCATTAGCACTAGCTTTCTCAGAATCAGGTTCATCGAGCAAGCTTTCCCATTCAGGCTTAAATTCATCTTTCCACTTATAAAACGCTTCTTCGTAGCTCATATCCTTATACATTTCAGGATAGGCATTTTTGACGGCTTCATAAAACTGTTGATTCCAAGCCCTGTGCATCACGATATTGTCGAAGAAGTCAAATAGGGTTCTCATATCTTCCCTGATTCCGTCAACATATTGCATGATGGCTTTGGCATCTTCTGAGCCTTCACCGAAACCATTAGTCAGGGCTTCATCCTTTAGCAACATCGCTGGAACATCTGAAGCCGCAGCGATATTGGCGATAATGTTATCTCTGGCTGTGGTCATAGCCGTTGAAGTGTTATTCAGGTCAATAGCTGTGATTTCTTCCTCAATGTCGATAGATAGGACATTATTGGTAGTGCCAGTTTGTAATGCAGTCCGTTTGATTCCTGCGGCAATCTGCATAGCTCTATTGACGATACTGTTTGATTGCTTCATTTTGGCAACCAACAGTCCAGCTTTAACAGTTACCATGTCATCCGTAATCATGGATTGGACATAAGACTTCATTGGGTATAAAGCCCGTTGGAAGATAGATCTGCCAGTAAAGCCGAAGGCTGAAGATTGGAATCTCAGGTAAATCGGGGTATTGTTAAACACCACGCAACTACGGCTTGGGTGATAGGGCTGTCCAGCAGCGGTTATCGTTGGTAATGGCTTTTGGAAGTCAGGAGCGTTAGGATTCTGATTGGTAACAATTGAGCCAGCTAAGTTAAGCGGATCTAATTGATTGAAGTACAGATTAAGGTCAGGCAATTTCCAAGGATCAATTGGTTCGGTAGTAGGAATACCTTCAGCACCAAAGACAATAGCTCCTGCCCCGTACACACGAGTAATATACATAACATCACGAATATGATTGGTCGCACCTAAACTGTCCCATTCTTTCTGAAATGCCCTAATGAGCATATCTTTCGGATGAATATCAATATTGATAATCCTTGGTTTGCTTAATGCTAACCTTACAGGCTTTTCGATCATTTTGCCACCTAGGGGATGAAACTCCCAAAGCGTTTTGCAAATTTCATAGCCTACAGAAGCACCGGGCGTGATCTCTGAAGTCAGAATGGCATTTAACGCTGAAGGAACACCCGAATAGTTGATGCTAATATCTGCCATTTTTAAAATCCTTCTCTATTACCGCAAGTAATCGCTAAACCATAGACCATGCAATCGAGCAAATCGTCAGCCCTAGAATGGGCATCTTTATCGCCAATCCTAAAGGTAGTTACCTGCGAAAGCAAATGATTTCTAGTAGCTCCCTTGAAACTCAATAGCTTGTCATAAGCGTGTTGTGATATTTTAATCATTCCTTGCTCGAAATAGCTAGAAACAGAAATAGCCCTTTCGTCTTTGCCTACACTTGTCAGCTTGGAATCGATCTTATTGGTATTCCAACCCTTGTTTGCGCCTTGCTGGAGCAAGATAGAGCCAGTAGAAGCATCCTCGATCCAAATACCCATTGGGGAATATCTTCCGCCACATTGCTTATGGTATTGCTCAACGAGTTCAAACTGTGATGGCATCCAGCTTTCCAGTAAAGCTCCGTCTACCTGAATCACATCATAATCCAGTATCGTGATCTTATATCCTGCATCGGCAAAGTCATCGTAGGTGAAATAGATGATGGCTGTTCCGTCATGCTCCTGTCCACCTTTGATGGCGGTGTCCATAACTGCATAGACATAATCGCATCGTTCAGGATATGGAACAGGCTTGCCGTCTACCAACAGTTTGTCAATTCCGAAGAACGCTTCTCCACCCCAATCAATAAACTCTGCGAGGTATTCCTGCTTATAGACTAGAGGATGGCTAGTAATGCGGAGCTTTTCCAGTTCAGTAGCTGGAAGGTAAGGATTGATAGCCGAAGGCGCATGAAAGTCTACAAACTCATGTTCAGGTTCGTTGCATATCCGCCAAAAGAAATTCTCACTATCAATTCCATTTGGTGTGCTTCCTGCCCAACATTCGCCAACATAATCCAAGAGCGTAGGCTTGATAGCGGTTTCCCATATCTTCATCATGTTAGAGTTTTTAGCGAAGGCTACCTCATCGAGCATGACTACATGGTATTTCCTAGATCTGCCTGCCCGTTCATTTTCTAATGACCAGAAGTCTATCCTGCCACCTGTCTTAGTTCTAATGATGCCCTGCGTTCTACTTTGACCGCTAACAATCGGAGCGATCATCTCACTTATTTCTGTATAGGCTTCTGATAACAGTTTGAATGATGGAGCGAACCAGCCGACATTCTTTCCCTCTGCTACCTTACGGCAAGCAATAGCCTGCATCATTGCCGTCTTGCCCATCCTTCGACCAGCTCTTAATGCGGTGAATCTTCCCCTGCCATCCCATGCTTTTTTCTGCCCTTCGTGAAATGTAGGCAGGAATATTTCATAGTCGTAAGCATCCATTAGCTTTTTGATTCGACCTTAATGTCGGAATCAGGACCACCATGAATCCTGATATTGAGCGTGCCTGAATCTGAATAGGTTGGCTCTGGACTATCACGCCATCCGCCCTGACATTTCAGATAGAACAGAATGGAAGTCGTATCCATCGCCATTGCTTTCTCCATGAGCTTCTCAGCCACCATAGCGACACCTTTTGCCTTGCCAGCTTTTATAGCTTCCGCAAACTCTGGAAATTTTGCCTTCTTTTCATATAGCGTGGATTCACCCATGCCTAATGCAAGGGCTATTTGATTCTGTGTTAATCCCTGTGATGCGAGTAACTCTGCCTGATCTATTACCTCTTTAGTAATTTCAAACTCAGGTCTACCTACAGGGTTTGCTATATCGGTAGATGAATTAGTTTCTTCGCTCATAGTGCGTTACCTGTTAAAAAGATGGGGCTAGTATCCTAAGAAAGCTTATAAGGGAAACTGTAATAGGATACTGCCCATCTAATTAGGTTGCGGATGCTCTTGCCTTACTTGCGCTTCTAGCACGAGAAGTTGGCTTCTTAGCTGCCTTCTTGCCTGTAACACGAGTAGTACCCTTTTTCTTAGCTGCTTTCTTTGCTACGACTTTTGGCTTCTTCTTAGCCGTTACTTTTTTTGCGACTGCCATAGGAGTTCTCCTGTAAAATCAAATAAACGATGGTTTCCCATCCCCATTCAAAAGACTTCCTGTTAAGTTAGGTCTTTTAAATTCTGAGTAACCGATTTACCTTCTGAGGTGTTATACGGCACTTTTACGGAGTTTAACTCAACATTTAAAGATTTTGCTACTTTCACACCATCAATATATTTATCCCCGTGTACCATCCACTTCATGGCTTGTAGGAATTGCTCTTTCTGCTCTCTGCTTTGAAATACTAAACAGCACCAATACTCGGAATCAGTAGCAAGCCTGAATCTTTCCTGCTCTGCCCTGTTTCTTTCCATAAAGCCCTTTTGGACTTCGTTAAACTCTTGAGCCGTGTCCACTTCATCATTGCCTGTGTACTCAATCTCATCAAATGGGTGCGCTTGCTTACTACCGACACCTATTGTAGGTTTGCCCCCAATGTTTAGGCTTATGCCTGATCCACCGAGTTTAATGCCAGACCCTATGCCTGACCCGATCTTGATACTCATTATGTATGCCCTTTCATAGCAAATTCATATCTATATATTTCAACTTCGACCATAGGAAACCATTCGAGTATCTTTTGATAATCTAATGGGTAATGCTTTTTAATTTGGAATATAAATCTTAAATCTAATCCGTCAAAGCTTCTGCCGAATAGGTTGTAGTCTACTGGCAGTTTGACCCCTGCCTTTTTAATCTCATCAATGAGCCTTTGCTTAGACCAATCATAAACGGGATAGTAGTGCCTTTGGTTGGTATTGATAGCCCCATGCTTTTGAATAGCTAACCTGCGTTGGATTGAATCGTTTTGTCTAACCCCGATTGCAGTAAAGACTTCATCAGGATCTAGATCATTATCATAGGCAACGGCATAAGCCGTGTCCTCTCTGTTTGGTTCTTGCAGGTCTAGCCTTTGCATAAACCTTAAACGCTCTGGCGGTTGAAAGGTCATGCCATTGAGCATCCTATACAAGGAATCGTGTGGCATCCTTACTATTTTGGTATCAAAGAAATCCTCATAGTATTGGAGCGATTCTTCTATGAACGATAGATTGCCGGGAATCAAATACATATAGAACGGAACAATAGTATCGAAGTGATCCCTGATTGCCAGCCATGATGCTATTGAATCCTTACCGCATGAAAAAGCTAGTAGCGTGTCAGGTGTTACTCCTCTGATCTGCTGAATAACTTCTTCAGAATTTTCTGCTCTCTTAAATTGATGAATCATTTATTTACAATCTCCCTTATTTAATATTATCTCATATTCAAAATAATATTTAATTAGGATATTCACCTACAGACGGAACAGATTATCTTTTCACATTTTTATAATCGAACAGTTGCGAACAGTTTGGTGTAACTTTATACCCTCTCTCTATGTAATAGAGAGAGGGTATAAAAACGAGAGATAAACTGTTAATCAAAACTGTTAATAAAACCAGCCGAGAAATAATCCCCTAAAAATAGCCCTGTGGATAACTTACCAGCAAAACATAGGGAAAACCCTATATATTGCCTAAAAAATAGGCAAAATGCCCTGTAAGCTGGTATCAGCCCCTAAAAAAGCCCTGTAAGCCCTTGATTTTAAAGGATTTTCATAAAATTGTGGCAAAAAAGCCCTTAAATTACCCTTTTGGTATTGTTTTGCCTGTATAATTACCCTATTGGTAGCAGGAAACAAGTAAGCGGTACAAAAAGCCCATTGCCTACTACCTAAGTGTTGCGGTAGCCCCGAGATAGATTCAGAACTCCGAATCGAAGCGTGTCGAAAGACTTAATCAAGGGATCTCTACCCAGCAGGTCGTGAAACTCGGCAGACTACCAAGTCCAAGTGGCGAAGCCATTGGCAAACACTTTTTAGTGGGTAGCGCATAAGGTTCGTTATATGAGCCTTATGCGGTATCTAATAAATACCA